ATCTACTGTGGGAAGGATGTCTGTGTTACAGCGCGGATTGCCCGCCCTCTTGCCCAGGATGTGAAGAAGAGAAAACAGCAGCACCTCATAAAGAGAGAGCACACACTACAATCTCTGGGCACCACGATGCAGCGGAATGGGATTGCAGTGGACAGGAACAAAGCGATTGAACACCTTCTCCGGTTGGATGAGGAAGCTAAAAAACAACTCGCTCTCTGCAGAGAACTAACCTCGGAGAAGTTTAATCCCCAGAGTACACGTCAATTAGCGACTCTGCTTTTCGATGACTGGAAGCTTTCCCCACACCATTACTCAGAAAAAACGGGAGACCCCTCCACAGACGATGAGACGCTACGGACGATGATTGTCCATTATGGACTCGCCCCAGAAAGGGTGAAATTCCTACGGGCCGTTCGGACCTACCGAAAAACGACTAAACTCTTGGGCACTTACGTCAGACCACTAGTCGAGAACGAAGTCGAAAGGATTCACCCAAGCTACAACAGGCTCCCCGCTACAGGAAGGTACTCTTCCTCGAACCCCAACGCTCAGAACATTCCGTATTCTCTCCGGGATATTTATGTTGCCCGAGAAGGGTGTGTTCTTGTGGGGGCTGACATGGACCAATTAGAACTCCGGCTGATTGCAGAGGAGGCAAAGGCAAAGCACTCTCTCGACGTAATTGAGAAGGGGCTCGACCCCCATAATGAGACGATGGAAATCGTTTATGGCCCAGGAATTTGGAAACTGGAGGGGGCACCGGAAGAGAGAAGAGAGAAGGGAAAAGGGACCTTCAAGGCTACCCGAGACATCACCAAGAACACCCGGTATGCGTGGCAATACGCGGCTTCAACCAAACGGATTCACGAGCAGATTTGTTCGGTAGAAGATGACGAGGGAAATCTCCTTTATGCTCACCTTTCTATCGAGGATGTGCGTCAGGTCGTGGAGGGACTGAAACGGGCAGACCCGGAGATTCCCAGGTGGTGGAAGATGATAGAAAATCGATACCGGAGAGAAGGATTCATTGGAGATTCCCTATGGGACCGACGTCGATACTTCCGAAATGAAGACAAGATCAATGAATTGGTCAACCACCCCATCCAATCTGGGGGGGCTGTCATAGTGAATGAGGCGATGATTGAACTGATTTATGGGGTTCAACCCTGGTTTTCTACTACTGCTGTGGATTCACCGGGAGAAACAATCCCAATGTCGTGGCTCATAAATCATGGCCATGACGCACTTTACTTAGAGGTGCCCGAGGATGAGGCGGAATGGGCCGCACGGATTCTTGAGGGCGTCATGAACAGAAAGAGAAAAACCAACCCCCTGCTGATCTACACCGCTGCGGCGGACATAGGGGAGAGGTGGAACGAGGTCTAAGATGACTGAAAAAGAAGCACTGGAAAAGATTATGGACCGCGCCGATACCTACGCGTATTGGCAGAAAGCAATATCAGATTCTGCCTACAACGGAGGGCCGAATTGTATGGACTGGGATGAAGTCCAACGCATAGCGAAAGAAAAACGCTGGGAACTGGAGCAAATTGTAAAAGTGGTCTTGTTTCGCTTACGAAAAAAGGAGAAGGCATGAGTCGGATTATAAGAGTTTTCTTTGGGCATCCCCGCGACTTAAACGACGGGGAGATTGCCCAGGGGTGTAGTAGAATTAAAGAGTTTATCCGTGCCAAGGGAGAGCGTGCGGGTAAGGATTTGAAAGTGTCCGTAATCCCAGGGAGGGATGACTTTCAAGTCCACTGTCGTGGAGATTGGGATGTTTGGGCGAAGAGTGTAGTGCATAGGGAGCACTCAATTACTCGGAAGCCTTACTACGATATGATTGTCATCCCAAGTCAATACGTCGGCCGGGCGACTGCCCAGATTGTAAACCTTGCAAACAAGGGCGGCCGCCCGGTATTTCTCCTAGGCCAGGAGAGTCTCACCCGAGTCTCTCAAGTGTATCCCTATGACCCAGATGATTGGCAGGGGGGCTTTAAGTGTGAGACTGAAAAGCAACTTCCTTTGCCCTTTAAAGAAAGGCAAGAAGATGATTAGTAATGATGAAAGAAAAGAGGCTGAGGAAGACGCGCCCCGTCTCCTGACCGAGCTTCTATCTGCAGGGCTGAGTTATGAACTCATCGCTGTAAAGATGGGAGATTTTATGGGAGGGGTAAACCCGAGCGTTACCAGCCTGAAGCGCTGGAAAGCCGGACGTAATACTCCTTCAAAGATAAACAGCACGGCTCTCGCAAGAGTCTACAGAGAGGAGAAAAAATAATGAGTTTCGCAGTTAAAATGGTCTCTAACTTAAAGAGCCCGAATGGGGATCCTTACTCCGTTGAGCTATCGAAGAACACCATCCTTATCGGGGACAACGAGTCTGGGAAGAGCGCGATTGCAGAATCCCTTCAACTTGCCCGGACAGGAAGCGCTTTCGGTCTCCTCTATAGGGATAAGCCCATTAAAGACGGTAGTTTACTGCAGCACTTGATTCCTCGGGAAGAGGAGACAGGTCGAGTGCGGGTGATGCTCGATGATGGAGAAACCTGCACTTGGACCATGGAGGAGGGAAAACGCCCTACTCGTAAAGGCCCAAACGGGGCTTCTCTTTCGATTGCAGAACTCCATGCAGTCATGGGAGGGAACGCTGAGACTAAGATCAAATTCTTCTGGGAACGCCTCTGCAAGGAGATCGAACTGGGAGAACTCCTCGCGGCATTGGCCGAGCGGGAACAGAAGACTCTCCTGTTAGTTTGTCCAGTAGATCGCTCAACCGTAAACCTCACGGAGGTTCTCGCTAAACTCGGCAAACTCCAACGAGAGCAATCCAATATCGTGAAAGCGGGGCAGATCGCTTTAGAGTCCCTGGGCTCTGTCCGTCAGGTAGACGACGATGAACTCAAGGGAGCACTCGACGCGGTACAGCGTGGAGTAATCCGGGACATCATCAAAGTCCTTTACCGAGACAACAAGGCAGACCCAACCATCCAGGCCGGTCCCGCCATCCAGTACTTAGTAGATTACTTGGGAGGCAAAGAGGCCATTCGACGGATTCCAGATTCTGAAGAAACGACTTCCGAACTCTGTGAAGCTCTGCTCCACAAGAGATTAGGCCGGGCAGCCGTTGCGGCTAAGAATGGAGAACTCCGAGCTTCAGAACTTAGGGATTCTCTTAAGGTCTTAAAGGGAGCCCTCCTCAAAGTTATGGCAAAGGGTCTCCTTGCTATTGGATCTGCTTTCGCTGAGAGAGTTGGTTCGTTCTTGCCCGAGGGAGATGACTTTATGTTCTTACCCTCCAATGGGACAACCTTTGCAATCGGACTGGACCGGGGGTCAGAAGAAGACAAAGCCTCTTTTACCGCTCTTTCTGGAAGCACAGAAGCTCGACTGCTCGCAGCGATTGCCTCCGCACTCGCCGGGCCTTCCGACCTTATCGTAGTAGATGATAGAATGTGGGATGCAGGAACTCTCCGAAGAACTATGGTTGCTTTGGAGAAGGCAGAAGCCCAGGTTGTGATAATGTCTACGATAAAACCCAAGGGCAGGAAGCGAGGGGCATGGAAATACATTTCCATTTCTCGGACTCCTGGCCAAGCGTTGGAGATTTCAGATGCCGAGTGAATCTACCCTAAAAGAAGCCGACTCAAAGCTTAGGGCCCAGGCAATAAAGAAGGGGCTCTCGAAGAGGAAGCAAGATGCTTATGTCTATGGCACTAAGCGCAAGATGGGGTGGAAGCCTAAAAAAGAAAAATAGAAAAGGGATTAGGCGTCATGTCCTTAACTACCTAATGGTAGGAGTTGTGAAGCGGGGAGTTTCTCGAAGTACGGATTCCCTGCTCCTCTTTCTAGTCTTCCGGCTGCCGGGAGGACTCAACAAGAATGCGCCACAGGCACTAAAGCCCCCGTTCCCCTACCATAGGGAGTCGGGGGCTTTTTTAATGAATAGCGGCGGGAGGGTGCTGAAGGATTCAGACAGAGAAGGCACATCATCCTCACCGGGCCCAACGCCGATGGCTCCCCCCGCCGCAGCTTATTCCTCTTCTTTGGGAGGCGTCTCTTCTGGAGTCGGCTCCTCTGGAGCTACCTCCTCGGCTGGAGACTCACTCTCTTCTCCTCCCATAAAATGACAAGTTCCTAGAGTCGTTGAAATAACAACAACGCCCCCTACAAGAGCAACTCGTGGGTTTAGCTTTTTCCACAGTTCTTTCAGTTTTTCCATTTTTACCACTCCGTGATGAGGGTGTATGTGAAAGTCTTTGCCCAGTTGGGGTGATGTTCGATTTGCTTATGACACAATGCGATTAGCTCATCGAAATCTTTACTCCGGGCAAAAACCTGGCACCCTGCGGACCACTTATCTACTCTGGTGGAGTGTGTGCCAGCTTTATGGATGTTGCAGCCGAAATAGCCTTCTTGAATCGTGTCCGGGTCCATATCCACGATGTCGTCCCTATTACCGTCTCGGTAGACTTTAATTTTTCCGTTCCGTTGGCAGAGCGCTTCGTACTTACCGCGATGGAGATCGAGCTTGTACACTCCTCGGTACTGGCCCGGGACGATGATTGCCGTTCCTGCCGATGTTCCGTAAACTTCAGGGTTTTCAAGGCAAAACCTCCCGGGGTCAGTCGTTGCTTCCCAGTATTTCACAATCCAGGGGCCGTTTTCTTCTTCTCGATAGACGCAACAAAGAAAATCGTTGAAAGAGTTTCCCTGTTCCTTGTTTCGGATGCCAATGATATTCAGATTGTAGGCATGGCCACCATCGAAAACCTTGTGGCCCAGGGATTGGACGTGTTGGAGTAGTGCAGGAATCATTGTTGTTTGATCTCCTGGACTTTTTGGAACATGAGGTCGCATAAAACATCAACAGCGAATCCAATGATCTTTGCCTCTTGCCTCTCATTGAGGATTGGGAAATTGACGTGTTCGTTGATGAACTTGATAACCCAGGCTCGCTTCTCTTTCCCCTTCTTTGGTCCGGGGAAGAGGTCTTCTGCCATGATGATTGCTTGCTGTAGGATTTTTCCTCTATTCTTCATGATCTATCCTATTAAAATTCGGTAGGAAACGGTGGAAGCGGGAGAAACATTCCCCACTGTCCCAGGAGTGGTCAAGCACGCCACTTTAAGCCCAGTACCGAAAGCACTACCGCTCGGACACGAGTATGCCCGAGTAGAAGAAGCAGGACACATCAAAACCCAATCGGGCTCATTGGCAGCGCCACCTCCGCCCGGGGTGACGGCACCTGTCGTATCCCAGAATTTCAAATACACAGCATAGGCATTCTCGTTCACGATCTCGACTTTGAAGATATTGCCCGCCGATCCTTTGAGGACATCGGGAGTATTACTGGCGGCGGTCTGAACACAGTGTAGACTTCCCGCGTCAGCAACAACGCTTGAAATAGAAAGAGCCATCGTTACCTCACGACTGCATGCAGTTTAATGGTGACAGCAGGGTTGGTACTTCCGGCTGTTCCGTTTTCTTGGACACAAGCATAGCTGAAGTTCGTGAATGGGAGACCATCTACGATGGTCCACATCACATCTTCAGTCACTTTAATGATGATGTTTGGCTCGGTGGTGCCTACAGTGACGATTGCAGTGTCGAAGATTCGTAGAAAGGAAGTGCCGGAGGGCGCTTCAATAAACAAACTATAGACTGTAGACGATCCCCCGAAAATATCCACAACAGCAGTGCCATTCACATTGCTGTCGGTGAGGACATAATCGAGGTTGGTTATTGCATTTTTACCGGTAAAAGTCGCCATCTATCCTCCTCGGCCAGCAGGGGCGGGCGGATTCGTGGGTTGATTTACAGGAGGAGCGGATTGTGGCTTCTCTGCAATGGCTTGTTGGACAATGTCCAAACAACGCTTCAACCCCTCGGGCATTCCGTCATCGCGGGCAATGACCTTTACGTTGTACTTAGCTGAGTTGTCAGAAGAGCGGGCGTTCTCGCTTTTAGCGGAAACCGATCCGTGAATCTTCACATCCACACTAACTGGGCCCCAGCCTGCTTTGATTTCCGTGTCAAGCGTAGCCTCGTAGTCACGGCTCGATTTAGACGACGTGCTCGATTTCACTTCCATTGTGAAGTCGACTTCGACTTCTTTCACTTGGAGAGAAGGAGTGTTCAGGATCGCGAGGATCGGAACATCGAGTTGGTTCGTAACTTCGGTATACCCACCATTGCCGTCATTTACGGGCTTGGAGTAGGTGAAGTCTACCGTCCGGGCTTTCATCACTCCGTTCGCATCAGTCTCAAGGCCGACGTTCTGGATGAAGTCAGCCGTTGCTTTCGCAAGCTGGACTTGGGAATTACAGGCAGCCGCCAACGGGCCCCCGATAAGTTGATCCATTGGCAGTCCGCCAAATTGATCTGACATTTTTACGAGGCCGTCAGGCATATTCTCTCCTATGGAAGTAGTTTGATGAGTTGATTGTCAATTCGAGCATAACCTTCAGGAGGCTCTTGCCCTTTAAAAGTTATGGAAATCTTAGCAGTATTTCGCTTTCTGGCGAACCATCCTTTTCCACCAATCGAAGGATTTATTCGTAGCTTGCGGTGAGTGCATCCGATATCTGCGCCATCCTCCATTCCCTGAAGCTCAACATCCATTTCCACAGTAAGCGCTTCGATTGCTAAAGATTGCCCAGTGACGAGAGTCTGCATGGGAACTTGGATGTCTCGCTCAGTTTGTTTTCCTTCATCCCAAATGGGCAAGCGGACTGTTACCATTCGAGGGCGGTAGATAGGCTGGCCTTCGTGGTCCTTTTCTCCAGTATTAATCCAGTATTCTTCTTGTCGGATGTGGTTTAGTTCATGCTGTTCCGCGATATCCGTAGATTTAACTACTGCTTCTTGGATCGCTCCTACAAATTCATCGAGGGAAAACTGTGCCATTCTGTCTGTCCTCTACTCGGAATTACACCCCGAGAGTAGGCCCGTGATCATGTTGAGGCTGACAACCATCGATTCATGGGCCTTCTTTAAGTCTTCTATTTCTTGTTGGGCTTGAAATAGTTGGAACCCCGGATCGGGGCATTCCTCCACAACGTCTTGCGAAGGTTGGCCCTGGGTTAGTCCAAAGCCTCCTACTCCTATAGCACTTCCTCCCGCTAAATACACGAGGACCCATCCCCAAGGGGGCATATTTGAGAGGGGAGTTGAGGGGGGGTCAGTCACGAGTCAGAACTCTTTCGAAGAGTTCCTCATACTTTCGGGTCATCTTTGTGAGTTGGCGTCCCATTCGTCTGTTTTGGTTGATGAGATAGCCGATAAAAACGGCAGTCATGCCCAGGTCAAGGTACTGCGCTAATACCTCGCCTTCCATTTACCCCTCCATAAGGATCGCGATGCACTGCATGATAACCACAGTGGCCAGAATCAAACCTTGGGCTTTGTGGATCTCTTTCTTGATCCCCTGGATGTCTGCCCGAATGGAAGACACTTCTGACTCTACCGTGTCCTGTCTCTGGCCCAGTACAGCTACATCAGTTTCAAGCTTTCGAACACGCTGTTCCATTCATTAGCCCCCAATCTTACCGCGTAAATACCACACTTTTTCGTTTGCTGTAGCATTTGTGAAGCTGGCCACGTCATCCTCGGTAACGCTAAGCGAGACGTCTTCGGGAATCACATCAGTGATTTGCATGGCTCTGTTCGCAGTACACTCAACTAAAGCGTACTTAGAATAAGAAGAACTCCCGGAGGTGGTGCCCATGTCTACGCCCCACAGTTCTCCAGTATCTACAGCAGCAACTATATCGTCGGCTGCACTTGTGCTTTTCGTTTCAAACAAACAGATGGAAGCCATGACTACTCCAGCGCAGCGCGTGCAGAAAGAGGTTGTAGCAAATACCGGAACTTTGTGATGCGGATAACACCACCCTTCTTTCCGTTAACGTCGAAACCAAACCAACACGCAAAATACAGGTGCTTCCCGCCAAAGCGGCAACCGTTGTTTGTGGTCGAGGTGGCCGCTACCATCGGGCCAAAAGGATCTGTCGTAGCATAGGAGCCAGACTGCATCTGTTCATTGTTCGAGCCAATAGGGTGCGCAGTCATGTTTGTTGAGAGTCCGGCTTGGAACACAATCGCATCGTGGGACGTTGTGTCATTGCCTGGTTGGTTTCGCCAGATACGCCCACCACCTGGACCTTTCCCATGACGGGTAAAAAGTCCCGACTTGTACATATCCAACTTCTGAGTAGCATTGCTGAAGTTGTTAGGATCGTTGGCCCGGTTTTTCGTTACATACGCACCAGCGTAGATGCCATTGCCAGGTAGAGGAGGGTCTGTTCCCTCGTCAGATGCATAGGCAATAATCCCACAAGCAGCATGTACCTGATGACCATAAGCTTGATCGGATGTTCCGTTGATAGGTCCGTTCGTATGGTCAAACTGCATCTCTAATTTAAGCAACGTGCTTTCTGATTGATAACTGAAGGCATCTTGACCAGCAGGAGTTTCCTGATTTGCCCAGGGGTCGAGCTTTATTTTCTTAATGAGCCACAACCCATCTTGTGTGTTGCCTATGTTACGCGCGTTGTACCCGCTGCCAATGTCGGGGAAGGTGACGTGAAGTTGGTCACCTGACATGGCTGCTGTGACGTTGATTGCCCCGATGCCATCACCCTCGATTTTCTTCCACTCGCTCTCATCTGCGATTTTAGAAAGATCGAACTCAACCCAGTCTTCCCAGGGATTACCACCACCGCCACCGCCACCGCCTCCGGCAGCCTGTGCTGGGATTGTTCTTCCTGCCGCTGCGGCTGGTATTGTTCTCGCCATTATCTTTTTTCCTTCTTATTCCAGCCCCGGTTCTTTTTTACGGAACGGACTGAGAGGTTGTCAGGAGAATTATTCCGGGGATTCCCGTCTTTATGATGGACGTCTTTCCCATCTCCCTTTTTAGCACGTCCGACCCTAATCATGTAAGCCCGGGCCATTACACGACCTGCTCGATCTTTCTTATTCTCAGGCTTGGAGGCATACTCTCGGTTCTCGCATTTATAGTCTCTTTTCTCTTTATCTTTGTGGCTAGGACAACTCATAACTATTCAGCCTCCGAAGTTGGGGATTCCCCAAGGTACGCTTTCTCGGCGGTTTTCTTAGCTTCTGGGTGCTGACCCTCGGGTTCTCCGAGGACATGCTTAAGTTTCTTCTGAAACTGCTCTGGTGTAATTTTTCCTGTGGAAAGGTTCCGCTTCGCGTCTTCGAGTTTTGCCCAGTCAATGAAGTGCCGTCGAGAGAGGTCATGAGTGGCTTCCGCCGCTCCCAATGCTTCCGCGTGTTTCCCTCGAATTTTCCGGTGCTGCTTCCCACTCAGTCCTCCAAAATGTCGGGTCGCATAGTCTATCCAGGGGAGGTGCCCCTCATCGTATGCCCAATCTGCCATGGGGGTTTCTGGGTCGGGGGGCCCAAGGAGAGGACCCTTCCTCTTTGAGGTTGTTCTCCGGAGAGCCGCTTTCTCTAACTTACGTAGGGCCTCTTGAGATTCCCGAACATTGGGAACTTTGAATTTCCCCTCTTGGGCCGCGCCGATGTGCTTATTCATGGCGTCGATATAGCCCTGAGTGTATCTATTTAACTCTTCTCCCTTTCTCGGATCAGCCCCTCGAATTCCTGCCAGTGCATCTTCTTTGAGGAGTTCTCTTCTTTTCGTCTGCCATTTAGGCTCTGAGGAAAGGTCCTGTACTACCCACCCAATCGCATTAAAGACGTGGTCTAAGTGGGCGGCTTCTCCCAAACCTAAGATGAATTTTACCGTCCTATATCCTGGGTGGCTCTCTGCCTTTCTCTTCGTGAAATGAGCATGGCGTTCTGGATCGTACCACCCCTCAAAGGGGTTTTCCCCCGTAACAATACGCTGGGCTTCCTCGTCCCCAATGGCTGCCCATTCTTGGGGCAAAGAGGGACCCAAGTGTTCTTTGCCCAGGTCTAAGAAGAACTTCTCTGGATTCTCTTTGGGGGGGATAGGGATCCCCTCCTTTTTCATGATCTTCTCGTTGATCCCAGCTTGGACAAGGGGTCGAGCCACCATGTTGTAAAAGGCGACTCCTGCTAGGGTATAGATCTGATCTTCTGTGAAGTTCTCCGGCTCCCAAGAATAGGGGAGAGGATCGTAAACGTCCGGCCCCACCAGGGCCTCATACATTTTCCGACGTCCATCGGCATCACTGAGGAAATATAGGGCCTCACCTGCCATCGAAACCCCCTAATTGGCGGGCTCGATATCGAGTTGGATATTAATCGCGGTCCCAGCGCTGGTTGTGGTTACGTCTGCGTAGATCGTTCCCGTAGTTCCAGCAGTTGACGTGGGGTCTACCGCATAGAAAATTCCAGGATCCTCTTCTTGGTCAATCGGAGTTGCTGTCGCGCTGTATGCTAAGACAGTGGCAAACCCCGCACCTAAAGAAGTCTCTCCGATAGATAGGGTAAGGTTACCCGTTCCCGCTGCTCGCGCACGACGAATCCAACCTCGGATAGGGACTCCGGAGAGAGTGATCTCTCCGTTCCCTGTCCGACTTCCGGTGGCCCGGACCCAAGTCTTTTTATTTACTGCTCCAGCCATTAGGCACCCCTATTAGTCAGTGCCGTAGGTGAACATGCCAGGGCTGAGAAGAATGATCCCCTCAGTCAAACTCTTTTTAATGCAGATTCCGACAGCACGACTGACGGCTCCCGCTGCGTGGCCCCAAGTTCCGGTTGCGCCGTTTTGGAGATAGATGGCGTCTCCTTCTGCGGTCACTGAGTTTGTATTCACGTTTTGAACAATTGACCAAGGAAGGACAACGCCCCATTTTCCAGCGGGGACGGCGTGTTTGGTCACGAAGAGAGGTACTTTTCCTCCGCCTTCGTCAGTGTTTGCCTGGGCTTTTGTCATCCGAAGGCCGTTGCCCTGAAGGCTACCATGGTCAATCCGAACGAGGATATTCTTTCCGATTCCAGCACCGGACCCGTTGTACATCAGAATTCCCTCTGCGTAAGGGACATCACGGGCGGGCTTAATGGATTTCTGCTTCATGACTGGCATTTTTACTCTCCTATTTAGAGTCTTCTCTAACTATCTTCAGTGAGGACCCCCGTATCTTCACGGAGGTTATTAGAATCTTACTCCGTCTTTTAAATTCTGTCGAGCGTAGAATTATCGATACTTGGGATGGGGGTCTGCCCAAGGATCAGGCTGCTTCGGTAGTTTTCCGACTTCTCTCGCAATTATGCGGTCTATTGTCCTCAAGTAATTCGCCATCTCCTTCTCGGGATCATATGGAACTCCCCGCATGAATCCGGTGATTTCGGAGAAGGCTTTCCAAGCTCCTCCCCCCACCGCAGGATCCCAAGTCCTCGGTTGAAAGAGGCGGCTCCAACTTGTTGCCTGCGTCGAGGCGACGGGGAGAAGACCATAAAGAATGTAGGTTCCAATTGGAACTTTTTGCTTTCCTGTCTCTGGGTCAGGAGGCCCGATCTGGTCCTTAAAGAAGGGCAGTTGTTTCATGACATCGTATTCTGCCGCATTCAGAGTTCTATACATTGAGCGGGACTCATACTCTAAATCGACTCCTGTCATAGAAAGAGCACCCCGAACCCAAGGCTCAAGAGCAGGAGATAAGGTCCCCAAAATAGGTTCGAAGAGACGAGCTTCGGCATCCTCCGCCAGTTCCCCCCCTCCTATTTTTTCTGCGAGAAGAGCAAACAGCGTTGCAGCCCCAAAGGCCATGTCTCCCTGATCTATCGCGGTAATTTGGGGAAGGACAGGCCGCATCCATGTAAATTTCTGCCCCTCTTCTCTCCAGAAAAAGTTCTGCGCTGCCTGGTTTAGGGGGAAAGATCCTGGAGAAGCCCTGGTATTTAAGTATTTCGGGTACATTTCCCGCCCTACTGTCGTCATCAAATCAGCATCTCGGACCCCTGCGTCCGGATCATTGTAGTAAACAATGTCCGGGAGGTGAGGCCAAATTAGAAGCTGTTGTTTGAATCTGGCGAGGCGGGTATTTCCCAGCAGCGCGTTCTTGAGGGCTTCATTTGTAGGTTGGGTGAAGGGGGTGAGCAGAGAGTCTGCGACCTGCTTCATGCTCAACCGCCAAAAACGGTAGAAAGGGATTATCTTTGCGAGAGCCGCCGCCTCCAACTCCGTGATTCCGTGTTTCCAATCGTAGAGGGCCCGGAGTGTGGCTTCTGCTGCTTCCTTCCGGGTATACCCGCTCTGGAGAAGATCGGCATAGAGGCCCATCCGCTGTCGATGTTGAATCATTCCAGCGTTCACTTCTCGGGTTCGGGCCCACAGACGGCGCGTTTCCTCAAGGCCATTCCATTGTTTCTTAGCCTCTTCTGTTTTCCCGATCTTGGTCCCCACCCGAGACATTAGGTCAATAATGTCCTCTGCGATAAAGTCGCTGATCACTCCATCTTCAATGGCCCAGGTTCGGAGGGCATCATAAGAAATCGCATCCCCCTTCTTGGTGATGATCGTCCCTGCTTCCCCCCGAAAAACTTTCCCGAGATTCGGATTAAAGAGGGCTCCCGTAATTGTAGGGAGGGCTTTTCGTCCCTTCTTATGGGCCCATTCGTTCAGGCGAAATTGCCAGTCTTGGACTCTCCGACCCACTATTGGGATGTTCAGTGGGAGGTTCGAGAATGTCCTTGTAGCCGATTTCGCGAATCCAACTTCGGTCCACATCTGAGAAAAATCGCCGAAGATGTTATTCATGAAATAACGTGGGTTGGGGACCAAAAGTCCTGTCGTAGCAGAAGCTTTCCACACATTTGTCCATGCAATAGCGGCCGAGAATATCGTTTTTTGGGGCCCTTTTCCGATGCCCCTCGTTGCTTCAAGCTCCTTAACGATTTTCCCTGCTGAGGCTTCGATCTGGTCAATGAGGAACTTATCGTTGAAGACTTGTCTGCCTCCGGAAGCAGCAGTCTCAACAAGTTTTCTTGTCGCATCCTGCATCTCACCTGCAGACTGCCTTACTCCTTCGGGGAAAGCGCGGTTCTCAATAATAGGCATACCCATTTTAGAAGCTGCTTGAACAGCGGCCCGCATGTCTTCTACTTTTCCAATTTCTCCTGTCCAAATCCGATTTATATCGGCTGCGGTTTCCATCGTTAAAGTCCCGAAAGAAGCCCTGTCCATCAGAGCATTGAAATGCCCGAGGTTTGCAGCGAGTCCAAAGTTAGCGGAAGCAAAAGCGTGGGAAGCGCCTGCCTGGTCAACCCCTCCCGTGACGGCCCGGGTCACCCCTTTTAGCTTCTCCATGAACGCTTTATAGGTCATGTCCTCTTTTTTCAGTAGTCGAACAGTAACGGCCATGAGAATTGCGGCCTGCTGAGGAGGGATTCTGCCATCTGCTGTTCGGACCCATGATCTTGAAACACCGAGGAGGGCTTTCGGAATGGAGGTCTGGGCGCTCGTCCCTCCCTCGGCCGCCCTTATTGTGACCGCCAAAAGCTCGTCCGAGATCGCGCCTGCCAGGTCATCAACCTCCTCCGGAGAGAGTCCCGCTTTTAGAAGGTCTGACCTCTTGTTTTCGACGAATTTATTGATCTCTTCTCTCGCGGAAGTGGTCATTGCCTCCGATTCTTTCTCTATTCGGGCTGCCCGAGCCGGATCGATCCGGGTATCCTCAAGCATCTGCCACCGGCCTTTATTAAAGGCAGAGGCGGGGCCCGTAGCAACAGACCACTCGCTTGGGGTATCTGGAGTTCTCAGTTTCCCTTCAATGAGGTTTAGTGGGCCTTTACTGACATCCCAATCCATGAAGGTCTCAACACGTTCGAGAACGTCGTCTCCAAGATGTTTTGCGTATGCAACGTCGAGGAGTTCAGTCCCAAATCGGGTGACTAAATGCTCGGCTGCCCTGAAAGCTGCCTGGTGAGCAGGAGAAAGGGCCCCTGTTCGGGCGAGGACAGGATCTCCGAATGTTCCCACCCGCCTTCTGTGCCTCAGATATACGAGAGCGGCCACAGAAGATGGGATCTTCTTAAGGCCCGGGATCCCAGTAAGTTCCTCAAGCCTGCCAAGCCCGAAGTATGAAGGGTCGTAGTTAGCAGAGCTATTCCAAGTAGAAAGGAATTGCTGTCCCCAGTGAACCTCAGAGTCGAAGGATTTCGAGGCTTCTCCATATCGAATAAAATCTCGGAGGGATCCTTGAAAGTCTTCCAGTTCTTCAGCGGAAAGTTCTCTCTTCCCCTTTGAGAGGGCCTTAGCGAGTCCCGGCCTTTCTTTATTGTATTTCTGGAAAGCCTCAGTTCCATAGGATTCTTGGAGTTCTTTTAGGATCCCCTCTCCATCCACCTCGGCTGTGTTTTTCTTTCGGTTAACCTTCGTGAATTTCCGGAGGTCTTCATACTTCTGCTCTGCCGCAAGCCTTCCCGCAGAGGGACTAAACGCCTCTTCAATCCGAGAAGTCCCTGCTTTTCCAGCAGCTTTTCGGATCTGCATGAAAGAAGATTCCGCTCCCTTCTTAGCCCCGAGGATGCCTAATCCACGATCCCGGAAATCGAGCATTCCCTGAGCTACTTCTCGAATGCTCTCCTCGATTACTTTGGGAGCCCTTTCGAGAGTGTCAGCTTTGAGGGAAAGTCTTCCCGCTTTTATAGTCTTCTTCCCCGCTTTTACTAACTCGTCCGCTGCTTCCTTTGTGGCCCTGTCCGCGCTCTTCTTTACGTTCTTAAGAATACGTTGGGACTTATCGCGGGCCTTCTTTACCTTTCCGTAGGTTTTAATGGCCTCATAAGCCACTCCCCCTCTTTGGAGGGTCTTTACAGTGTTTTGGGCTTCTTCGACTCCCTGTAATGCTTTGGATAACCTCTTTTGGGCCTGCTCCATTGCGACGTATTTGGGGAGATACCTCTTCTTACTGTCCCGGAATTTAATAGCGTCGGCTCTTTGAACAAGAATCGGCTTTCCGCGTTTCTTTGCCCGGACAACTACTTTCTGTCCTGTGTCGGTGAGGACTGTCATGTGGATTTCAAACTTGGCGTCTGGATCAATCCGACCCTTATTTGGGATAGGAGCCCCCGTCTTCGCGTTAACGATTTCAAAGTCTTCAACACGACCAGCGGGGAAAGACCCAATCATCTCCTCGAAAGCTTCATCTCCAAGGTCTACGATATCGCTCTTCTTGAAAACGACTTGAGCATTTGGGTTCGGGACTCCCAAGGATCCTACAATACTATCGAGGTCTATTTTGCTTTTCTTAAAGGCCTCTGCGATTTCCTTGGTCTCTTCCTTCACTTTCTTAAGTGAAGCTTTTTGGTTTTTGAGGGCTTCCTTTGCCCGATCAACGAGGACTTTGTCCGCCTTCGAGAGTTGAGAAACCTTCCCGATCCGGGCTGCTTCTTCCTCCGTAAGACCCCCTAATTGAAGAAGACGGTTCTTCCGAGCCTCCACAACTACTAAGGCCAGACTATCCGCAGCGGCTTCTTCTGCTGCGGCCAACAGAAGTAATTGCCGGGACTTAGCCAGACTCCCTTTGGTCTCCGCTTTCTCTAAAAGAACTCCGGCCTCTTCTTTGTATTTCTTTGCCTTAATCCGAGAGGTAGCTGCCTGGGTGAGGAGGTCTTTTGAGACAGAATCGAAGTTAGAGGCTCCGAGATCCTCCACCTCCATTTTCTGTGCAGCATTCTGGATAACCACACGTCGCTGGGCATTTCCAACGCTCTTATCTCCCAAGTAGCCAATTTCTTTGATCTTTTCGAGGGCTTTGGAATGGTCAATCGTCCCAGCGGCGAGTTCATCAGCCACCTTAATCATTTGCTCGGCGGTGGAGAGCTTACCAACAACCCTCCGCAGTTTAAGGGCCCGGGAGGTTTTTCCCATAGGGGCTCCTGCAGCAGTAAAAAGGTCCGGATCAAAAAGCGTTAGGGCAAGCATGATCCCCCCGCTTCCTATTGCTCCTGCAGTTCCTCCCCCTAACCAATCCGCTAAATCTCCTGTCCTATCAAAGTAATCGGATCCTGACCGGAGAAGTTGGACATGCTTGTCTCCTCCCCACTCTTCTTTCGACCTCATCCAAGCTTCTATTGCATTCCATAGGGATGCCCGCCCGAATTGGCTGAGAGCGTTCTCAGACCGGAGCCCGGAAGGAGCCGTGCTTAGTACTGCCCGTTGAGTGTAGTAAGCGGGGTCGTTTGGATCTACCGTGGGGGTCATCCCAAACTTCATTGGAGATGCCATTGCCCGGAAAGGACGGAGTGGTTTCCACCACCAGTTAATGTCTTTTAAAACATCCTCATCGAATGGGTCGATATAAACCTTACCCATTCCACTCTGCATGAGCGCCGCCATGTGTCGGGCTGCCTTTTTTGCAGCCAGTACTTGGTAGGCTTCGTATGTTTCTTTGGACATCTTATCGATGTCTTTGCCTGCGGTGAGCTTCTTCCACCAATTATCGCGGAAGATGGCTTCAGCCTCGGCAGGTTTTATTGCGGATTGGCCGAAGACCAGTTCTAAGGGGATCTCCTCAACGGAGGCGTCGAAGACTTCTTTCGCTCCCATTGCCTGATCCTCCATGCCCTGGAGGAGGTTGCCTCGGATTAAATCCGTTCCTGCCCGATAGGCATCGCGCATCGCATCTTTAGAATCCTTTTTAATTAAATCCCCTGTGTAGACTTTTTCTGAGGGGATTCCCGCTTCTGTACCCTTTGGAGCTTCCCACCGGGTGTGAGAAGGAGTCATGGGTTTTGCTTTTGGAGGCTCCGGAAGCTTCGGAGGCTTTGTAGAAGCGCCTTTCCCAACTACGCTGTCAGGAGCAACCTCGAACCCGGGGATTACGTCTTGGCCGTGTAAGACCTTCGGGGGCCCAGGGTCAAGATCCTCCATGAGTTCAAAAACACCGGGAAGAAGCCCCTTCGAAGTGAGGGGGCTGTCAGGATTTCGGGAAGCCAGTTGCAATCGAGCCCGCTCATCGAGCAGCTTATTGTATTCATCCTTCCCAAGCTTATCCTTGAGGTCGTTCTCCGTGAGGGGGGGACTCTCAGCCATAAGTTATTCCCTGGTGTTTTTTCTGCGCGGCTTGCAATAACTTCTGCATCTGAGCGGTCTTCGCAAGACTCCCCCCTTTCGTATCTACAGGAGCCTGGGCATCCGAGATATTTGGAGGAGCCGCAATCTTCGCAGCAACTCCCATCTTCTGCTCCTCAAATCGGGTTGGACCAATTTGTTTCTTAGGAGAAGAAGGAGGAGCGGTGAGCTTTGCTCCCTGCTCTTTTTTCTTCTGTTCAATATCCGGAGGGTGTTGAAAGGGGAGGGGCTTTGATGGTGCTGACGCGGGCGCTGTTTTCTCTTCTTTTGCCTCGGACTCCGGTCCGGGCTTAGGCTCTCCTTCCGCCTCGACCTTGGGCTTTGGAGCGGCTTCTTCTACAGACTCTTCAACTACAGCGGCCTCTTCTCCTTCCGGTTTTTCCGTAGGGACAGCCTCCTTAGAATCCAGGATACTCTTGACGACCGCAGCCCCTGCATCGTCGACGACTCCGGGCTTCTTTTCAGGTACAGCCGGAGCGCCCGTTTTCGATTTAGCTTCGGCCTTCGCTTCCTCTTGCAGCCTCTCTTGCGCCCTTTTTACGAGATCGCCAGACTTAGAGTCAGGTTTTTTCCCCAGACCTTCTTGGTTTTTCTGATAGAGGTCCTTATCGTCCATAGGAAAGGGCTCGTCTGGATCGAGATTAAACTTAATTTTGATGTCTCTTAGCTTTTTCTCATCTTCGGCTGAAAGATCACCCTTCGCTTTTTTGGCTTCCGCCTGACGCGCCGCCCGTATGAGGAAGCTAATGACTCCTTTTTCTGCGTCTGTATACTCCCCTTCTCCCTTTTTGGGCTCAACCTTCCCTTGTTTTCTCTTCTCCTCTGCGGCTCTGTACTTCTGCAGATACTCCATCTGTTCTGGATTGAGTTCATCGCCGAAAGCTCTTTCTGCGATGGAGAGGTAAGGTCCCATCTGATTAGGGCCTACTGTTATCTTTTTCCCTGTTTTGGGGTGTATGAACTCAAAGTTCCCATTGGGTAGTCGAGTATAAGTAGCCCAGCCATCTGTCCCTTCCATAGTCTTGGCTGCGGGCTCTTCCGGCACTTCCTCAATAACTTTCTTGGCCGGTTCCTTAGCTTCTATTTCTTTCTCTTCGGGGAGGACCACCTTTTCCGCTTTGTCAGTCCCCTTTTTAATGACCTCTTCTGCTTCTTTCCCGAACAATCCTCCTACCTTTTTTACGATATTGCTCCCTGGATACCAGCCGGTCTGTCGGTGGATCTCTTTAAATAGGCGGAAGGGGTGTTTTGAGGAATAGATAAGAGCGTCGAGAATTTCCGGTACGAGGGGAGCTTCTCCCCCGGGCTTTAAAGTACGGAAATTCTCGATTGCCTCTACTGCATCAGCGGTAAGACTTTCGTTATCGCGTTTCCCAGCTTGCCTCTGAATAAGTCGATCTAAAATCTGCTGCCTTTGCGCGAGAGAAACCTGTTCCGGGTCATAGCCATTTTGAACCAGGAAGGTTGTCATGTCTCTGCCAGAAACGATTTCGTCGTATAGATCATCTGGCCAAGGATCGGCTTCAAGGTCTGCGAGGCGAGCAACGAGGTTTTTCCCGATCTGTCGGGCTTCATCAGACAAAGCCTCCCCAGGAATTTCCCCCGTCGTCGACATCCCCAATCGTTCTGCTAACAATTCGGGGTTACTGAGGATAAGGTTCCCAATTACGTCAAGCTCCCCAAAAACAGCCCTCCCTCTTCCTGAGAGGCCCGCCGACCCTTCCATTCCTTTAGAAGCCTTTTTAGCCTCTAAAAGGGATCGATCCAGGTCTTGTGTCTTCGCCTTAGTGTTCGTCCTCCAGTCTCTTACTACGGACTCCATTGCCTCGTTCTTGCCCCAGTTGCCTTGTTTCTCCAAATTCTTATGTATGACTGAGGGGGGCAGCCCTGTGTACTCTGTTAAATAGCCCAGCACTGCTTCGTAGTTGTCCCGGGACAAGGTCTGGAGTTTCTGGGCGTTCTGGCCTCCCGTGAACATTCCTGCCGCTACGGTCCATTTATCGTTAGCGGCGTTCCTCGCTACTCCAGAAAGAAGAGTCTGCTGTTCGGGGGTTAAATCCGCTGTAAGACCCTCAATGGATTTTGTCGCAAGCTTCATGTTCTCTTTGTATAAAGCTTCGTATGCTCCCATCGAGGCTGCTTTTGTTCTAGCGTAGGCACTTGTGCCCGCAGTGGCGAGGCCCTTCTTAAGTTCTTGGACTTTTAAGTAAGAGTCCATGCGATCTTTGATCGTGACATTCCCCTCTTTCATTATCTTCGCGACATTTCCCTGAATTTGAGAGAGAAGCTCCATTGCCTGTAGCTCAAGACGTGCCCGAGTTTCTGGGCTCATCTTCTCTCGGGGAGAAAGGGGGAGTTCTTTCGTGCCGAACTTCCGATCAAGAGCCTTGTCTCCGGCATCAAAGTACTCGTCGATACTCTCAATTAAAGCTTGGTTTACTTTGGATTCGGTCGCCATCGGAACTTCCTACGGTAGATGAGATTGGAGTTCAATCAAGGTGGGATTCTTCTCAGCCATCTTCTGCCCTCTCCAAGCAAAGTAGGAAAAGAGGGGGTACAGAAGTGGTTTTGCCCAGGTGTGAGATCGGAGCCACTTGGCTGTTTCCTCGCCCCGTTTGATATAAAGAGCGCGGAACCAGCCGGGGGATCCGAATAGAATATAAGTCCGGCAGTCTTTCCACCGAGTGGGGTGTACTTCTCTCGCTACCCAGCAGAAAAGAAAAGGGACGGCTATCTTCGCCAGTGTCGCTACGGTCTTCACCCCTGTGGCGAGGGAATCTCTCCCCTTCAGTTCTTGCTTTCCGACAAAGCTGTCCACGGCGCTGCTGGCGTCACTTAAGCCCTCGCCGAGGATGCTTGTCCCAGGTGCTTTGAGTATCTCTCCGAGAAGGGCTTTATTCTGGGCTCGCTCTGCTAAGGCGGCATTCCTTGCGGCGTGGAAGTTTTGCATCGCCATGTTCGCATGGCGTTCGTTCATCTCTTTTTCAGATTGCGCTAGTTGATTGGCAGTCGTCTCTGCGATTTCCTTGGCCATCTTGAACTTGTCGCCACCCCTCTCTCCTTCAACAAGAGCTTCGGAGGCAGCGTCAAGAGTGTCTCCGATCACGTTGGTTGCTTGGGCCCGCTCACGTTCTTTGACCCCTTCCCCAGGCCCAAACGCAGAAATGTCTCCGGACTCAGAAGCCTCTCTTGCTTTTTTTGCGCTGTCCTGGAGCATCCGCGCTGTTTGGCTAAAGCCTGGAGCCGCTAGAAAATCAGTAATAGCCATGAGAAATTCCTATCTAAAGTAAACGTAGTCTAATCGCTTTACTCTCACGTTAGCGAGGTCAGCGGAAATAGCAATGCCTAAAGAAGCCGAGTGCCACCCCTTCGTAAGGCTTACTCCACTCCAAAAGAAGTGCCCAGCCCAGTGCCTAGAGTATTCCCACTCCCCTTCTTGGCGTGTGGTTAGGGAAGGAGCGATCCTGTCCGTAACCCGAGTTCCATTCAGGAAGAACCGAATAAAGCCCTCAGTATTGGCCGCACTATCCGGGGAGGGCTGCGTATCATCAGGAAAAGCGTGGAAGATTGACCAAGTAAAGACGACCAGAGAGGGGGCAAAGGGAAGGTAAAATGACTGGCCTGCGCCGGGGATCATCAAGTATCGATCATCCGTATCATTCGCGCCCGCCGTGCTCCAGCCTGGAAAGTTTTGTGAGAAGTAGTGGTGGTTTGTCGTTGACCCTACGGTTTGTCCCCCCGAAAGGGCCCCCCTCTGGATGTGAGAACGGTCAATGTCCCAACCGGATTCTCGGTTTTCATCATCGAGTCTTCCATTAATGACGCTCAGGGAAGTAGGAGGAGTGACGTTTGGCCGATAAATGTTCTCCTCGATTTGCTGGGCGTCAGTGAGTGTCCCATCCGAGAAAGTGTGGGGGAGGGTAATATCTGCCATTCCTAAGTCCTCGTAGAGCGTAAAACTAAAACAGAAAGCCAGCATTCTCTTAAGGTTGCTGTTTGGGCATTCCCTCCACTACTCGGATCGACCCTCACTTCCGCTCGGACTTCCCGAACAGTAGCGGAATCTGATGGGAGGATCAGTGTCTGAGTTGAAAGACACATCCGAGATGGGGACCCATTATGTTGAGGGCCCGCTTGATGGCCATAAGCAGCATACCGTTCGGTTCTGTTTATTCCGGCAAAAGCGGCTCCGCTCGTGGGAGCGAGGGCAATCCGTGTGAAGGTTTTTGCGGTAGCGAGCCCTGCCGTGGGAGTACTGGTGTACACGCTTTTCACAATCATCACTTCTAAGAATACTAAGATCCCCGCAATCCCAGACGCCTCTCCTAAAATAAAGGTCGTGCCGAGATCGATCTCAAGGTCTCCACCACTACTGATTGGAACGTAAGTGCCCGAAGTGTAGGTATGAAGAGTTCCGTATCCTCCCCGCTTAAGCGACTGCTGAAAGGCAATCATAGAGGGGAGGTGATTCTCATTAAACGCTCCTGGAGCAGGGGCGTCGGAAGGGAGATCATTGAGACCATTCTGGATATTAGAAAATGGAGTATTCAATGAAGCCGCATTTAAAACGTCAGTTTCCTCAATGGGAGTGTAAGTAATTTCAGCCATTACCGTCGCATCTCCATGCAGATAATTTCTCGGGACCTCACATAGGCCGGAGTTGAGGAAGTGGCAGACCCAATTCCAACTGTTTTAATTACGAGGTCTACGGTGTGTTCTCCTGCCCCGACAGCGAGGACAAAAGACGTTGATAGTCCATGGTAAAGGAAGAGGGGACCGCAGACTCCGTCATTGTCTCCTTCTTCTCCTCCGGTCACAGAATCTAATAAAATCTGGCCATCTACCCGGACTGCCATTTTTATCATGGAAGAGGTGCTAATGTTGGCTACGCCCTGATCAATCTGGCAACTCCCGTGGATCCAAAGGAGTGTTTGGGGACAAGAGAAGGAAAGGGTAAGGCCCGTAAGAGGAGTCCAGTCTGTCCAAGCCGCAAGCTTTTGGTCTTCTGCCCTGACCGTACCTCCAGCAATATCGGAAAACTCCGAATAGCTAGAGGCGGAATGGTAGACGAAAACTTCTCCTGCTCCTACGTCTTCCTTAACGAAGGGGTCTCCTCCATTGGGGGCCGCCTGATTCAGGGAAGCCCAGTTGTGTTCGTTCAACTGGCCGAATGTTTCCTCTACTGCAGGGAGCAATGCCTCATTGATCGCATCGGCGTCTGGAATTCCCCCAGATTTAATTGGAGGCTTTGGATATTTCCAACTCATTTGGGGGCACTCCTAAAAGTGTCTGTCTTTGGAACTTCATCAAAGGCCAGTCCAAGGAACTCCCATTGTACGGTATTCGTGATCTTGAGTCGAAACACTTCTGCGGAGGGTACGTGGATGTCTACTCGGGTCCAGTAAGGACGGCGGCGTTTCCAGGTAAGAGCGTCTCCTGATGGGCTTGTCCCTCCCCATCGAGCGGTATCCCAGAAAGGAGGAGTATCGTCCGCAGGGTAGAGTTTTGCTGTGCAAGTCTGAACAACCTCGGCCCTCCAATCCCGTTCAACTTCAATTGTCAGGTTCCCGGATCCGGTCTCTCGTAGCCACAAATACACTGTAAGGGGAGATCCTCTCCCCTCCGACCGCATCACTCGGAGCCATGCAGTCTGGACGATGGAAGCGCGGGGGGAAGGGGTCCAGGATTGAACTTGGTGGTCTAACAACCACACTCCCTCAGCGGGAGATCCCCCACTAACTGTGGCTCGTCCTGCCGCGATCATGTATGCCCGGTGGTCTTGGGTAACACAAACAGCGGAAGCCTGGACATCCGTTCGCCTGTTCCAACCTTCTCCATCAAATTCCCAGCAGACATTGTTCCGGCGAGAACCGTTCATGGGGACCCAGCATCTATATTTTCGGGTCTTAGTGTCTACTGCAGCTACGGCCTGGATAGTTCTGGCATCATTAAATCTGGAAACTTCCCGTTGAATTGGTTGGGAAATTAGCTGAATTTTCTCTTCAGCATAAGCATAAAACCCCTCCCTTCCGAGCCAGATCGCAACGCCCTGGGGAGTCATCGCAACGGAAGAAGGGGCCACACAACCAGCACGGGGATGGATGGTTTTCGTCTGAAATCCATCTCCGGAGTATGAAATAACGATCATGAAAGTCGAGGTGGCCGTAAAAACCAGAAGACCCTCTGGGACTTGAATCATCCCGGTAATCGCCGCTCCTCTCGGATCTGGATAAATCTCTTCATTCTCTAAGAATGTCCCCCATTTTCCGGGGACGGAGGGATGGAGTTTTCCGGGATCTTCTGAAAAGTTAGCTGCCCACCCCCGACCAAAAGCCAGGGTATACAACTTAAATGGAGTGACAGGAACGGGTTCCTTCGGTTTTCGAATTAGCGTGCTGTCCGGGATGTTGTCTGGAAAGGAAGTGCTGACATTGTCCGGAATTGGTATTGTGCCCAGGGAGATAGCAAGGGCTGGGAATGCGCCATTAATCGGAGACTGTCCGACAATTCCAGCCGGAACTCTAAAGAGGTCGGCTGTTCCAGAACTGAGCATGTCCTTTGTTCTACAAAGTATGCGGCCTACTGTCCCTTGAGGTCCGGGTTCGATTCCTTCCCAGTAAAGCAAATATCTAAAATTTGCTATAGAACTGCCTCCTCCCGAGCCTTTCGCTTCTGAGAGGGGAATCTCTATGGCTTCTGAGCGTCCGGACATGGGAGAGAGATTTCCCCAAACATCCACCCATTGATACGCGGTCTGCCAGTACCCTTGAGCAATCCGACCTTCCATGTTGTCTCCAACAGAAGTCGCGCTGACTGTGCCCAGGCGAGCGTAACCAGCCTGGGACCCGGAGTTTGCGGTTCCATTAATTGCTCCCGGCTGGGCATAGCGAGCCGTTCCTACAGACACGGGACCGTGCCCTCTGGGGGCTCCGGGAGCGGAGGAGTATCCGAGGGGGAGGATAATTCGCCCATCATAGAAGTACGGGCGAGAAGTTTCCCCAGAAGGGATGATTACAATCCCGTCTGGAGTCGACTCAAACTGACAAGGAAAACGGGGCTTATCATCGGCTCCAATACTTCCATCAATCTGAGAGGGTTGCCCAGGAGGAGAAATCAAAGCTCTCCAGATATTCCCTGTAGCGGGGCCTGCATTCCATCCTTCAAATACACGGATTTTATCGCCGTCTTGGGTAAGGAGAACGTCCCGTGAGCCATCATCTCCGAGCGTGGCGTGGAAAATCCCGTATTGAACGGCATAAGTCGCTCCACTCCCATCCGAGTATGTCGGCACATAAGGGAGCGGACCCCAGACGGACTCCAGCGTTCCGTCCGAGGTCGCATACATATTCTCGACTCGGGATCCTACCTGTTCGGGAATGACCAGATCCCCAGCCTCGATTCGAATAGGAAGGACTTCTGATCTAATTCGGAGCCGGGTGTCGGCCATTTTCCCTCCCTATAGGCAGTCTACTTTGCTTCAGCAGCCTTCTTTGAAGGACGGCCTTTCTTTCGAGGAGCAGGGACAGTTTCCTGGTTTGGGGACCAAATCATTTTCCATGCAGCAAGCTCTTCCGCTTTCTCATCAAATCGCTCGAATGTCAGTCCATACCTACGGAAAAGACCTTGAATCCGGCCAGTCTCTGTTTCAAGGCGAGCAAGACAAACCATCTGCTCTGTCCCTTGACCGAGGCGTTTTGCCTCGTAGATTGCTCCGGTAATGATTGGTGGAAATTCGACTTTCGTATCGTCTGTGTCTAACATGTTGGGCTCTCCTATGAATTAGACGGGAGGTTATACCACCGACGCCAGGGTCGGCGGGTGTTGATTACTCTCCCTGCACGGGCAGGTTTCTTCATGAGAAGCTGTTCTGGATAGCGCAGATCCCCATACCGCTTTGTGAGGGTGAATAGAAGTTCTTGGTAACGGCCAAGAGCACGATCTGCGAGTTCAATGTTCCCTTGGGCCTCATAAAGAGACGTAATTGCCCGGTAAAGGATGAGGTCTAAGGCATCGGGGTGGATCTGTGGGGCGTCCTGATCGTCTTTCAGGGGCATTGGACGTCGAATACATCGAACATCTACTTCGAAACGTGTATTCGGGCGAGGGTACATTCGGAGTGCTTGGTAACCACTGACTTCACGTAGTCTTCGGTGGTAATCCGGGAGGACCGATCCATCGTCGAAAACTTGGCGGTTCCACCCATCGACATCGGCGAAAAGGTAAAAAGCGTCTGGAGTTTCCTGATTTATGGCTCCATCGAGTTGAGAACTCAAGGCTCCATAAGCATGTGCATCTACAGTCTTTCGACGGCGGTAGATTCTTTTTCTCCATCCAGAGTGGTGATATCTCCTATCCGCATTGGCGGGGACAGCGAAGGGGGCAATACCTCGGCCAAATCCTTGAATGTAATCGATGTCTGGGAGTCCGATGGCAATTCTTCCCGGACTCTCATTATTTGCAAGAATTGAAGCTATGGGACTCGGGGCACTTTCCCATAGGGGCTCTCGCCTGGAGGGCGCTGCTTGGGCTGCTGCATAAGAGTTTTCTGGGCCGAAATCCCGGAAACTATCGTCTCGGTATCCCCAACAGTAGGTAAAACAGTACTCAAATTCGCCTGCAGGCTCTGGGCCCTGCCATGGCCCATTTAAGGAGAGGACAGGAGCAAGCGTTGGGGATTCAATCTGTTTATGGGGGCGTCGGAATGCAGACCGAGGAGTTCCTTGGGCAATCTGGCTTGGAGTGTCCGCGAGAGAAAGCTGCTCTGCTTCAAGCTGCCCCAATACTTCGATTGGCCAGGTTTGATTATTCTGGAAAAGTCGGAGGGAGGTGACCTGCTGGACATCATCTGGAAGGTAATAGTCTTCCGTATAAATACGCCAGTCCATTAAAGTATCGGTCAGGTTGTTCCAGGGCCGATAGAGAGAAACGTATTGGACGTTCGCATCTGTCCAGATATCTCGAATCCGACGTCGGTGTTGAACTCCGGAAGGGTCGGTCACTAAGATCATCCGACCGCGCCAAATCCCAGTAGTGTCCCAGGCGACAAGCCCTGCCTGTGTGGTTGGGAGATCCCTTGTCAGAACCCAGGGATCCAGCGGAGTTCGAGAAACAGTATCAGCGGCTGCAGCGGGATTCGCGTCCTGCACAGCGGCTGTGTCTGGGGTTACGTCGGCCTGAGTTGCGAATCCAAGCTGACTCTCAAAAAACAAAAAAGGGGCTTCTTGCGAAATTTGCGCGTAAGCCCGGTTGATATAGTCGTTTACTCTTGTAATTGCGTCAGAAGATTGCGTCGGAGCCCAGTCAGACTGGGAAAAGATGGCTTCTCGAATGTCCTTTAGGTTCATGACGCACTCCTATTAGGGTAGGCACCCCCCCGAAAGGAGGTGCCCCCTAAGTTTACTACAGATTCAGCCGAATCAACCCTTACAGTCGATCATCGCCGTTCCCCGCCCAGCGGGGGCGGGGCCAGCCGCTGCGGATGCGGTGACGCACCATGCGATAACCTGGGCCTCTGTGTCAGTGATTGCACTCGCGTTTGCGACTACATCAGCGAATGTACCAGCGACAACAGTTCCTGCTGTGGTCAAACCACGATCCGCACCGACAACAGCACCATTACCTGCTTGAACGGTTCCAAGTCCTCGTTTGAGGATAAAACCATAACTTGCGGTAGCGATAGCGTGTTGTGCTACGCCCACAACGCGGGCAGGGTGGATCGCAGTTGCAGCGGTAGTGGGAGACACCGTGTAGGTGCTTGCCCCAGCATCGCGCATAGCTGCAATTCCGACACCGAGAGCGGCCGTAGCCTGGACATAAATCCAAACCTCATCGCCGCCGTTAGCAGTAGGAACAACCAGTTCAAACCCCAGAGGAGCTTGCTGATCAGTAGTTACGGTTGTGGTACTAATACCAGCCGCAGTTGTAATAGCCATGATAAGTCTCCTTAAGACTTTAGGGGTTTATGGAACACCTGCGCCGGTAACAACACCGTTCGCACGCAATTGGTCACAGTACATACCCATGTTGAGAACGTACTCATAACGCCACATGTCTTGCTCAGGAATACGGATAGGACCACGAACTGCGAAGTCGCCTTTCGTCTCCATGCCCGAATCGTGCCCGAGGGTGTACATGTGCCAAGTATCGGTCTTCAGCATGTAGATGACGCCATTGGCGGATCCACCAGAGGTGAAGTTTGCGGCACCGTCTGTGATGGACTGCTCAAGGAAGAAATCAGCCTCCAAGAAAGGAATTCCTTGGCGGAGAGCCTTCGGAGCCTTATCGCCCTCGACTCGCATCACGCGAACTTGGTCATCAAGATCGTCGATGTAGTTGAGATACGAAGACTCATCACCGAGAAGCAAGTCAACAGGACCGCTTGCCTTAGAGCCTTGACGGCTTGCTGCATAGTAAACCTGACGCATGGTCGAACGACCATCAGTTGCGAAAGAAGCAACCTGTCCGTATTGGTTGTACCAGCCAGCAAGACCTGCTGCACCAGCGGGCTTGGGAAGGTTGAATACCGTATCGTTCTGAGCAGCGGGGGCAGCGTACTCAAAGATACCCGTGCGGGCAGTTCCTTGAGGGTTGTACGACTGGTCACCATTCAGAGTGAGGAATCCGCCAACACCGGCTGTGGAGTTACCCGCAGCAAGCTGATCAGAAATGCGCTCATGGAAGTCGGACAATGCCAACTCAGGGTAACGCTTAATGATCTTAGCGAGATCATTCTCACCATTGGCTTCTGCGAGGTCCTTACCAGGAACGTCAAACGCGTAAATCAGACGAGGAGCATAGGTATCTCCACGCTGAGCGTTCTGGCGACGTCCGCCAGCAATAATCTCAGAACCAGTGAGAACTTGGGTCACTGTTCCGGGGCCGTCTGAGACGACCACAAATTCACGGTAAGGGCCTTTAAGAGTAGCTCGGTCGATGTTCCCCCGGTTTAACACCTTCTCCATGAGAGGATGCCATTGGGTGAATAGTTCCGAGTACCCTGGGGCCAGATCTTGCAACGCGGTTGCGACTACATCAGGGCTAATTGCCATGTCTCTGAATCCTCATGGGGTGGAAAAGGGGGGAACCCCCAGCTTAGTTCCTGCCTCCACCATGAACCCGAAGGGCCCGGCGAGCAGCAAGAGATCTTAAATCGTCTAAAGAAGTAGCATCGCCCATACCTTCCGTGGCCTTGGTAGGCCGAGAGGAGGTAGTTGCGCCATTGGTGATTTTCGCACCACGGCGGGGGGCTTTTGCTTTAGCCTCAGCTTTGGCCTTTGCTTGGGCGGCCTTGACTTCCTGGGGGGAAGGCTGATTTTTGACTTCTTCGATCTCCGCGTGTGCCTTCGCGAGTTTCAAAGCATAGATATCGGAGACGCCGTCTTCCTTTGCGCTGACTGCGACTTGGAAAGCATCTTCGGAAAGGGAGAGAAGCTCAGCAGCGATGTATCCATCCCACTGGCCTCCAAACTCATTATTCTCATCAATGAGATTGATGAAAACTCCAAGCTTCTCTTGGTCTTGGGAAAGTTCTGGGTGCTCTTTCCAAAATCTCTCTACATATTCATTCGCAGACTGTTCGACGAAAGAGGAGTGTTGGCCCTCTAGCTCTGAGAAAGCTTCTAACTTCTGCTTGTGCTCTTCTTCCAGTTCCTGGAACTTCTTAGTCATTTCTGCCAAACGGGGATCTTCCTCGTCGTTTAGCATTGCTGCGTACATTGCCCGGAGGGACTCGATTTCACCCTCTCGTTCTTTGTACTCTTCTGAAAATTTCCGAGAAATAGCGGAAAAAGCTTCTCGGGAATCCTCGGGGATAGAATCTTCCGTTCCATCCCAGTCAGTCCAGGCAAAGGCGGGTGCTTCTGGAATAGAAGCCTCCGGAGCAGGAGCCGAATCAACACTGGGGGCCGGAGCAACTGGGGCCGGGGCCGGAGCCTCAACCGCAGGAGCCGGAGCAGCGCTGGCGACTTCTTCGCTCATGCCTTTCCTCCGAGCATTGGACCAAGTTTTTCTACAACGGAAGTCCGAAGACCGACGAGATCAAGAGGACCCTCTGGGGCTCCTTCTTCAGCCATCCCTTCTTCGCCTCCCGTCTTGACGAGTTCATAGCCGTACTGGTCGAACCATGCCATGAGGGCTTCAGGATCTGCTCCATGCTCCTCAATTGCAGCAGCAAGAGCTTCCGTGGGAGAGGCGAAATCCACCATCTCTCCTTCGCCCTCTTCTGCCATTTCTTCTGGCATCTCTTCGGGCATCTCTCCTGCCATCTCGGCTGGCATCTCTTCGTCCGTCTCTGGGGGAAGTTCTTCCTCCATCTCAACGTCCGTTTCCACCAACTCGTCTTCCATTTTTTCTTCAGCCATTTTATTTCCCTATTTATGGGTTCTACCTGAAGGGACCTGACCCGTCAAGGCAAGCATATAGCATTCTGTGGTTTTTGCCCAGGTGAGTTGTATCAAACCTGGATTTTCTTTTCCCCCCGAGAAATTGCCTCTCGGTGGGTCTTGTCTTTTTTCAGTCGTGTCTTTCGGTCTTCATGATCTCTGAAGCCCTGTTTTCGGGCTGTTCTATCTGCCTGGTTCCGAACAGAATCCCGGTGGTTAATCCAAGCAGAATCATCCTTCCCTACAATTACTCGATCTTTTCTATGATTAAAATAGGCGCGTTGTTCTTCTGGAGAGGAGAAACTACGCCCGATCTGATCAATCGATAGTTGTTTAGAGGGGAGCGGGCCGATAACGGCGGGAGCTTTTCGGATGATTGTCGTGGCCTTCTCATTACACACTGGGCAAAAGAGTCCTCCATCTCGGATGTACTCGCTCGCCTTTTTAATCGCTTCAAATTCGCCGTGAGGCACACACATGCCTGTATATGTGGGCATTTACTGATTCCTTGGAATGTTGGGGTCTAAATCAAAGGGCGCTCCACCAAAACCGGTAAGGGGACTCTGTCCTCCCCCTTCGCCCACTCCCCCGGGGAGAGGAGGCATTACTGGTTCTGTTCCAGGGGGAAGAGCCCCGCTTGCAATTGTATCTTGGCCGCCTCCAGGAGGACCGGCCGCTGCTGCTTGAGCTTGTTGAGCTTGTTGTTCGGCCATCCTGGCCTCTTCATCAATTTGCTCTTGGCTCTTAACAATATCGTCCATCTGCAGAAGCTCTGTGAGTTTCCGGACGAGTCGGTCTTGGTCAATCTGAGGAGACTGGGAAAGAAGCTCAAAGTACTGGCTGAGGTTCCGGAGTTGGACCAGCCGGTTGTTCTCTGTCGGAGAATATGGAACAGCTAAATAGTCATATTCTAAGGGTTCCTCGCCCCGAGCAGAAAGGACTTCCCGGGCCAGCATAGAAGCACGAGTAATCTCGATAACTTCTGTTTGCGGAAGAAGACGAACTGGGAGGATTTCATCATCTGCGAGGAATTCTTCATACAGTCCGACGATTCCTTGTGCCTGCCAGGAAATCAGGTCGTAGACCTCTTGTTGTCGGCGACCATTTCGAGTCCGAGTAGCGGTGTCTGCGAGAGCGACTTCAGTTGCCACATCCGAAACTCCAACTACACCCCGGGAGTATTGGGGAATGCCCAGGATAAATTCGATAACTTGAATACAGCGGTCTCGGGAAGCGATGAATTCTGGAGAGAGGGAGGGCGTCATCGTATGGCCGATGATGTCCTGCATTGAAGCTCCAGATTTTCCGGCAACTTCTACGATAGAGCCCGGAGAAGTGGCGTCTCTTAATTGGGAACGAATCCGTTCTGGATTGTCCACGAGCCCAGTGTTGAGCATCGTGATTGGAATTGCGGTCTGGGCGAACCAGAGCATCAGGGTGTCCAACTCGTTCAGCCTCTCAAGGACAGGGGCGATGAGGGTTACATCACTCAGTCCTCCGATGTTCTCCAAGTTGTCATTGAATGTGAGGCGGTAGAAGGGATTCCGGACAAACCGGTAAGGGAGGTCTCCCGCAAATAGGGGCTCCTCTTGTTCTTCTAAATAGTGGTAGTACTTCCCGTTACCCGCGAAGTCGTAAATCTCATATACCGTGACCCATTCAAAGACCTCTTTTGAAGACTCATTCATAAGAGAACGGTCTCGTTGTTGGTCCTTAAGCCATTCGGGGTATCCACCGAACTGGGCTTTATCTGCAACCTCGGGATTGTAGACTTGATCCTCAGAGTCCGACCCTTTCCGTTGAACACGGGATTCGAAATCCTGGCGAGTGAGGACGGTCACCTCGATGATGTAGCGGATATCTTCCCAACGGTCTACGGACATGTCGTACCAGACATAGCGGGGGTCGATTACCAAAAAATCTGGGGAGCGGCGTTTAAAGTTCCAAACGGTTTTAACGAAAGAACGGGGGTAAACACTGGCCATAGTAGCAGCACGCCAGAGAATCCGATGCCCTCGGACCCTGCCCATCGTGTCGTTAATCAGAGCCTCTCGGTACTTCGCCGCTTCATGGAGATGCCGCCGTCGAGCATTAACTGTGACTTCCGGGTTGTTTGGGCAGATGTTCGCGACCATCGTGTCCACGAAGGCGTAGGGATAATTTGTCTGGAAAGACAGATCATCCTCCGCTCCTACATCAGAAGCACCCTGGGGAATATCTGCAGAAGCAGAGCCCGAATTGCTTGTGTACCAAGACCGGACTCGATCCCAGTCCCTCTGATCGATGTGGGACTTTGCCTTGTGGGTTTCGATCAACCCTTTAATCTGTCTCTTATTCAGCATTATACCTTCTCCACTTGAGAACCCGGACGAGCCTTTTCATCCAGTTCATCTTCGATTGTCGCCTCTTCCTCTTCTTCCCCGGGAGTGGGCCCTCCCACGGTGATGGGGGCGGCTCCTTCAGCGACAGGTTCCGTAGCCTTTTGATTCGCTTCCCGAGTCCCTTTCAGGATCTTTTGGATCAACTGATCTCTAAGAGACGCGAGAGGCGTTTTAGTATTGGCCATTTCTATTTCCTTCTCCGAACAGAACGGTACGAAAATCTCCGCCTGGTTGTGGGCTTATCCTGGCCAAGCTGTTCCCGGTATTTTTCTTGATCATCGTGGCTCATGCCCGTGAACATTACAACATTAGATTCCGCGACGGGAGCGCCAGGCTTGTCCCGCCTCGGTAAGTATCTCGCAGCAACAATCGCCAGAAGAAGCGCAGAAACCTTATCCCAGTGATGACGATCTCGGCGACGAGAACTCGAAGCTCCGCGCAGAATCTCAGCACTCGCGCTCTCTTCCACCCGTTTGTCGTTTTTGTAGGTCTGTAGCTGCTGGACTGTGTCGTGGTCATTAAATACCAGCGTATCCAGGAGAGAATCAACGAGCCACCCCGTTGCTTCGTCAAGAGACTTCGAAGTAGACGTAAATCCAGGCTTTAAACGCCCCTCACAGTACACATTTGGGTATCCCCGCTCTTGTAAGAGAGAAAGAACGGCTTGCCCGACCCCATTTGATTCGACCGCCACAAGAGCCCGATTATAGCGATTTCCAGCCCGGATTAGTTCCGAAGTGAACTTTAATGGGTCTACATGGTCCGCAAAACACGCAACTTGTGTCCATTCCCCCCGCCAACACTTCAGAATTTGGAAAGAAGCGTGATCTCGGGCGGCATAACCGGCGGGATCAACCCCAATGGCGTAAATTGCGCCCGGTTGAGGAGGCTCATACTCCATATATGGGCCTCTCCAGTGCTGTAACGGAGCTTTAAGGTGTTTTTCCAGCGCATGTTGGGGAATTGCGGCGTTCGTAGAGGAAATCCAGCAAGATAGATCGTCGAATGGGTACATTACCCCGAACATTTCGGGATTTCGGCGGATCTCAGGGTCGGTATCCATGATAAAGCGGCGGAAAATCAGGTTTTCGGCGCGAAGCCCTTGGGAACCATACTGATTTAGGAATCCCACCTCTTCATTTGTGGGCTGAAAGTCCGAAGGCACTGGACGTCTGTTCAGTTTGCCATCCCAAAACGGAAAAAAATGGGCTTCATGGCGACCAGAACCTCCCCGCGCCATCACATAGTGCTCATGCCAAGCGCAATTCCGCTCCCAAGGAGTAGCTTCAAAGATAACCAAGGCATTCTGCCTGTTAATCAGCGACGGGTTGATGAGAAACATTGACCCATCGAAGTCTGACCAGAGGTGACACTCTGAAGCATGGAAAGAATCCGGCGATTGTCCAACACCGACTGCGCCCGCTTCTGCGGAAAGGACACGCATCTTACCGCCCTGCGTAGAATCGAAGGTGAGTTGTCGACTTTCTCTCGTGGCAAGAGTCTTTGAACGTAGCTGTTTCGGCCATCTTTGGTGGAGGTGATGGACACGCTTGTGGAGATAGTCAGCACGGTCTCGATTATCCGCAACACAAACATGGTCCCAGCCTGGGATGTATGCCGCTTTACAATAAGCAGCATACTCACTGGTGAGACTCTTTCCGCCCTGTCGATAGCCCAGGAGAGTGAAGAACTTCGTCTCTCCCGTTGGAAGCCTCGGAGGATTAGACATGTAGTCTAGGATAGAAAGTTGGAGAGTGTCCGTAATCGCTAATGGGTCATATTTAACGAACCGTCCTGTTTTCTGGTCGTGAACTTCACCGAATGCAGCAAGAGCATGCGCCGGAGACCGGAGCGTATTCAGAAGCTGGGCTGCATTCGAAAGGCTCACAGCAGATCCTGTCCCTTCTTAAGCGCCCTCTTCGATGCTTCAAGAATGGCCTTATTCCGATCTTCTGTCACACTGAGGGGAACTTCCGGTTCATCCTCATCATCATATTCAAAAAATAAACTTGGGTCCAACTCTTCGAGTTCCTCCGGCTCCCTCTCCATATCCAGGGACATGGGCTTCCCGGGCTCTCGGATTCCGAGACCTTTCAGTATTTTATCTCCGGTCCACTTAAACCCCTTTCCAGCTTTGCCAACATACTTCGCTACTGTGTCTGCGGCACTCACGCCGGGGGGCGGTAGTGTGCCCAGGGAGTCGCCGGTATATCCCATATCTTCCCACCCCTCTTTGATGTGCCCAGTCGCCTTCTCGGGCAGTTGAGCCAACTGTCCGGTCCCTTCAATGCTTTCCGCAAGGTATTTTCCAGTACCCTTCAGGACACCATGATCCTTTATGTCCTTCGCGAGGAGATTCGCTTCATAGACTCCAGCCGCAGTTCCCGCGAGCCTCCCGATTACCTTTAAGTGCTTCTTAGCGGCGTCGAGCCTCTTAGCAGCTTTCGAGTGTTCTGGAGTCCCCGGTGTTGCTGATGACAGTTGTTCTTCGGCGGCTGCGAGTCTTTTTTCTGCTTTTTCGATCCGTCGAGCTTGGCGCTCTCCTACTCTCTTCTCCATATCAGGAGTAATGAGATTTTCTGCCTCACCGACCTTTTTTTGGAGAAGGGCATGGTCCTCTTGAGACACAAGACCATCAGCGAGGGCAGCATCTAACTCTCCTCTCAGGTTTCGAATCCTTTCGATCCCCATGTCTTCTGTAATATGTGCTGGACGTAAGAGATCTGAGACGGCCTCGTTAAGTCGCCACTCTAATTTATCTATATGTGCTCTCCCCAGAAAGTCTCTTTCCCCGCCTCCTGTGGTTGTGAATTTCGTGAAGGAAGGGGGTGCTTTTGGAGTAAACCAACCAGTCCCAAACGTCTTACGAGAGTCTCTCTCTCTTATTTCTCTTTCGGCCGCTCGGGCAGCCGCCCATTCCCGGAGTTCCTTTCTTGTTTTCGGAATCGGTTCCCGTACTTGTCGTGCGAATACCCCAGCGGGTCCGGGTGCGTCAGCGGGCGCTCCTCGTCTTTTTTCGACCATTCGGAGCCATTTGTCTGTCGCTGAGTCTGGGCCGGTCTTTGCCCACGTTCGGGCTTTTTGTTCTCCGGCCTTTTGGATCATCTCATCAGTAACGAAGCCATATGCCTCATCGAGTTTTGCTCGGAAGGCTAATTGATCCGCCTCATCCATGTATATGCCATATTTATCAAAAGTATGATGAGCCCGTCCCAGAAGGTCAATCCCCAAGGAGTTTTCGCTGAAAGTCGGAGGGAATTTCTTGGAGAGTTCTCGCGCTGGAGGAGCGCTGAGATTTTTAATGGCCTCATCGAGCTTGCGTTTCATCTGAGCAATTCGAAGTTCATGTGCCGTTGGGATCTTATCAGCCATCGTTATTCTCCTTGAGCTTTCTTACGGGGTTTTACTATAGTGTCTGTAACCTCGACAACCTCGGGCTTCACAGCCTCTGTGCCCCCGGCAAGCTGGATCAATTGTTCGACATAGTTTACTTGGACGTTATTCTGCTGAGGCTCGTTGGCCACGATGCAGGTGTACATGAGTTCGGCCCACTTACGAAGCTCAGCACTCTGAGATGTCTTGAGCTTTCCTTCGGCCACTGCAATACACACCGTCGTCGCAAAATCCACGATTGAGTGAGTCTGGTGGAGGTGTCCTGCGGCCTGTTTGAGAAAGGAGGCAGGCAATCCATCAGGGGAGGACGCCAAGGATTGGAGGACTTCGATAGACAGCATTGACGGGCTATCGGACCCCGGTTGGGGTAGGACCGGCGATAATGCAGGTTCAACCTGGCTTTTCGGCTGCTCACCTAAACCGCCCTCCTCTTGCCCTTTAGTAGTATCATCTAAAACTTCCATCCAATCATCGCTCATAGCGTTCTCCAAGGGAGTTGGGGGTGTGGATTCTCCATAATACGAACCCCCTCTAAATCCGAATCTCTTAGCACCCTATCTTCTCTCTTCTCTGGAACCCATCCTGGCCACTTTCCTAACAACTTCCCAGCCTCAATTCGGACGCCCGCTAACCGGGGTGCCCATTTTCCATCTTCTTCCCAATCTATACGCTCGTCAAGAGTGTGCCACAGCGGACGGAATTCTGGAAGCCATCTTTCCACCCCTCTCCCCCTTTTGCCCGAAGAGATGTGGGAGTTGATGTAAACGCTTTTCCTCATCGACTTAAATGCTTCGACGATTCTATAATCCCGTCGCGACCCAAAGGATAAAAGCGCCCGTGCTTCGACGGGGCTCTTGATTGCGGGGCGCATATCTGTTCCGAGCGCCCATACCGCGAACATCGGGGTCTCCATAAGACGTCTTATATATGCACCGGCCTTCGGCTCCCACCCAGGGCTAATTTTCTCGATTGCCTCGGCCCCGATTCCCGCCAACCACCAAAGGAGCGCACTCCGACCTTCCGTTTCCTCCCCCCGGCTCCCCTTGGGAAGTGCCCAGGTGAATAGAAAGCAGGCGAGTTCATACGGAGTAGGAGGATCTTCGAGGCCGAAACCCTTGAAAACCGCCTCCGGATACTCCGCTTGGGCAACGCCGAACGTCTGACTCAGCGCCTCCTCTCCCATTTGCCCAGATGAGAGAAGCCTCAGACGAATCGCTCGTTGCTTCTTCTTATACTGCTTCATCCAACCCTGTCGGGTGTGCCAGCAGTACGGGTGCGCCACTCCGAGGCCGACCAAAATCCTCGGCCACGTAGAGTCAAGGACCGAAAAGTAGGGAAGATACTCCGTTTTGGGGATCCTCTCGGAATGAAGGAGGTACATAAACGGACTGGTCGGTCTTCCCATTCACATAGACTAACAGCAATCAGTACACCTGAAAATGGTCGCGCATGAAAGAGGGGGTATAACGGAAAAGGGCCTCGACGCAGTCGGGGATGGCCCCCGAGACCCGAGGGGAATAGCCATCCCTCAAGCTGCGGCGTACCCAAAGCGACAGCGGCGGGTACGTCCTCAACCGACGAGCAACGAGGAGGTCCGACTTCGCGTCAGCGAAGGA